CGTTAGAAAGGCTAAAAAGGTGGTTATAGCGAATGACTTACCACTTCCTCTACCTCCTGTTATAACAAAGTATCTTGAGTCGTTACCTAATGAATTGTATTTATTATTGAGTACTGGCTTCTTCATTTTGTGTAAATCAAAACCACATCTACATTGCACCTTTTATTTACGCAACTATAGTTTGCAACAATACCTTCCCCCTCTTCTCCATAATCTTCGTAGTCGTGGTCTCCACCCCATAACAAATCCTCTAAACAAGCTGAACACTTCATTCTTTTTCAGTATTTAAATCTATTGTATTATCTTCTTCTTGACTGCCAGTAAATAAATTCTTAATATTGATATTTACCTTCTGTTGTTTCTCTTCAGGCTTATCAAGTGGCTTACCATATTTATATTCAAAGAGTAATTTAAGATGTGGAAATGATTGTTTAGCTTGCTCGGCTAATGATTCCCAAGCTTCTTCTTCTGATCCGAATACTTTAGCCATTGCGTTAAGTGCGTAGATTCCGACTCGTTTTCGCTTGGCATCGTTAAGAGCAGCAGAAGATGTGGGTCGTACAGTAGGCACGTTTCTAACGCCTTGCTTTCGTCCATTGTTTCTTCGCCCATCATTTTCTTTGACATATTTATATTGCTTTGGTTTTCTCCCCATTCTTTTTATATAAAAAATTGTATATGTTCCAAATAGCATCTGACCATTCCTTATCAGAGTAAACTTTAGTGCCTTTCTTCTTTACACCTTTATAATCTACAACGAGATTGAACTTAACACACTTACCAACACATCCAGGAAGAGGTTCTGGATATATTTTATATCCTCTTTCTAAACACCACCTTGCAGCAGTTTGATTATATAAACCACCATAAGGAGGTAAACTAAATTTTTTGTTATGTGCGTCAATTTGTTCTTTAGATCTCTTGCGTTTCATTTATTAAATCATACTTTTTTTGTAACTCTTGATGTTCCTCAATGAGTTGATTATACTTAATTTTATAATAGTTTTCTTCATTATATTTTTTTAAGTCATCTTCATTCTGTAATAACAACTCATTTCTAATCTTTGTATATGAACTTAATATTGTATCCTTATGTAAAGCAATTATGTCAAACACAAACAATCCGTGTAAAACTGATGCGTGATCTCTATTAACAGACTTACCTATTGATGATAATGTAGCGTGAGAAAACTCTCTACATAATTTAAAGTATATAGCTCTTGCATAAACATATTCTCTTTTTCTTGTATTTCTATTTAATGAAAGTCCAAGCTCTTTTGCTACCTCTACTTTTATTTGTGATATACTAATATTCGACTTCTTTTCCATTCTCTTCTAATTCTAATTTAATTTGGTTATATGTTTTTTTTTCTGCATATAGTAAAGCTTTTTTAATTCCCTCACATAATTCATACATTTCTTTTCTTTCAAACTCATACATATCTTCAATCAATTCCTCATAAGTTACACCCATTATTAAATCTCTTAATGTTAAGTAATAACTTTTCTCTATCTTTTTTTTATATATATCCTTTTCTAACGTACTCATTTACATTCTTAGTCTTATCATAGAAATAATTTCTATAATTATTACAAGCGATCTCAACCTTCTTCTTACCTCTCTCTAATGCTTCCTCACTACATTCATATATCCCAATCTCACCGCTTCCTTTATCTATAACTAAAAATGTAAAGTTTTGTACATTAAAGAGTTCCATATATATATAAGCTTGTACGTCATAATGCCATTTATTTCTTGCTGCATATACCCAAGACCCTATATCGTTTGTAGTCTTTACATCTACAATTCTATCTGTTGTTAAATAATCAGCTTTACCACGAAAGGGAAAATTATTTATTTCTCCTATACCAGGAAGTTCTGCTGCACCACCACGAAGTAATTCACTTGCTTCATAGTTAGACTCTAAACACTTTACAAGGTATTGAAAGTATGTAAACTCTTTCTTAAGCATTATCTCCATACCTGGATTCTCTGCTTTAGCATCTTTATACTTATTAGTATTTCTTGAACTTGCATCCACAAATATATATCTCTCTGGTATCTTCTCATATTCTAATACCAAAGTATGAAATAGTCTGCCCTCTCTCAGTGCAGGAACATTACTATTGTCTTTAGCTAAATAGCTTTTATATTTAACAGGAGATTCATATAAACTCTTTATACTACTTGAAGATAGAGCTGCTTCACCAAGATAACCATAGTAAAAATTATCGTCATCCATTCTGTCTAACAACTCTTTCTTTTCCCATTCCTTACCGTCTAATAGTCTAATCATATATTTTTATTCCTTTTTTATTATTCTCGTTTATAGTTAGTGGTTTTATATTTGTAAAGTAATTTAACTTTACAAACTGTTCTTCATTTTCAGAATAAAATAAAGACACATTATGATCTGCACACCAATAAGTACCATAATTATTCCAGCTCATTTTTTCAGTAAATTTAGATTCAATATATTTATAAAAATCTTCTCTTGACAAACCAATCATCTCTTGCGTTGTTAAATCAACAACATAACCTCTTTTCCTTCTAAACTCACCAATTCTATCTTCAAAGTTTTTCCAAAATCTCCACTTGTGATCTGAAGACCTTCTTTTAGCTTTATAGTTAGATCTCTTTTTAATTTGATCTTCTCTGTTTTCTTTATAAAAACTACTCATATATTTCTTTTTACATTCTTTACATTCATTCCTATACCCATCAGCAGAATCTTTTCTAACAGGAAATAAACTAATATTAAGAACTCTATAACATTTTTTACATTGCTTTGTTTGCATAACGCTAATATAATAAACATTTAATTAACAAACAAGCTTATTTGCTTTTTTCTATATAATCTTCTAATGCAGCTAAAGCTCTCCAAGCTACTTTTCCCAGATGAAGTAATCCATCATCGTCTATTTTATCAGCATCAATTAGATGTCTTGTTAGTGCGTCTAAATGATCTGTACTCTTACTTTTATCCCAATGTAATTCTTTATCAGGATGATGTTGATTGTTTCCTGCTAAACTAACTTTACTTACATATTTAAGTGCATTAGGAAAATATTTAATTACACCAGTATAAACTGGCATTTGTTTTCTGCTTTGGTGTTTGTCTTCTTTTTGACTCATAATCATATCTAATATTAATATATCTACACTCACAATATTTCAGCACCATATACAGGTAGCATAGCTATCTCTTTAGGTATTTTGTTTGTGTTAGAAAAATCTGTTGTTTTAGGTAGGTATTTCTCAAACCAGTGGGGATTCTGGAAGAATAAGTTCCATCTATAAACACCTTTTGGTGTTGAATTTATATACATTGGAACATCAAAATTATCTATTGCTTTATCAAGTAGTGCTGCAAATTTACTTTTCTCAATCATTAATTCTTCATAATGAGTCTTTCTACATTTAAGTTCTATCCTATGCTGTTTAACAGGACTATAACAATCCCATCTACTAATAGGGTTTGTACTCATTACAAGATCAGGATAAACCCTTTCTTTTAAATAATTAAATAAATCTTGCTCAATCATTGTATTCATCAAACAAAGATTTTAACTTATTAAGTTTACCAGCAAAACAACTTCCACAATTAGTCATCTTATCATTATAATTAAATACTCTGTTGTATATAGTAAGTAATTCTCTTTGTTGTGTGCCAGTAATTCTGTTTCTTTCTATAGAATAAAAGTCAGATAAATAAGAATGTTCTTCTTGTGTCAAACAATTAGGTTTGTTATATGGAAACATTCTGTTTAATGTCTCTTTTCTTTTATCACATCCACAGTCTTTTCCAAGTGCATCAAATACACCATCAACTGCAGCTTTAATTCCTGTAGCTTTTGTTATTTTCTCTACAGTATCACCAACACCAGATGATTGCTTTTCATATTTAGCAACCCACTGTTTATAGTTCTTAGTTCTTTTATCGTTTGGTTTAGGAGGGATTTTATTCATCTTTATCTTTTTTAATTAAATGAAAATCTCCATTAATATAGTCCTGGAAATCTTCTGCAAATTTTGTATTAAGGATTTGTTTGTAATTCTTACAACTATTGAATATAGATGTAACACTTATATTAGTGTCCTTAGAAAGCTTTCGCATACTAATATCAGTCTCGTAATATATTTTAAATAATTTTTGATCGTACCACCTATCCCAGCTACCAACCTCATCTTGTATCATATCAATAAGCTTCTCTTCTGCTTTATGTTTTTCTACTTCTGCTTTTCTTTGTGCTTCAGGAGTAGGTTCTACAATTTCATAAGTAACATCAATATCATCTAATCTAACCATATGATGTTTACTTCTTTCTTTTAGGTAATCATTATATAGGTTCTTTATTGTTATATATACATAAAACTTATTTACATCTGTTTCATTATACATAATCTTCTTTGGATCTTTTACATATCTATTAAGTCTAATATACATCTCTTGAACAAAGTCTTCTACTAAATGAGAAGGAATACCCATAGATAATCCCATAGAAATCCAGAGCTTGTGATATTTAGATAATAGATCCATCATTTAATAAAAAAGAAATGTATAAATATAAATCCTACACAAACTCTTAAAAGGTCTGCAGTGGTATCATATTCAGGTATTTCTATATCCTCAACATAATCTATGCCAAGCAAAAAACCTTTAATAAACTCTAATTGTACGTTCATAATTTAATATTCAAATTCTACTCTTATCTTATCTGTCTCTCCATAAAACTTACTCATACTGTTTATTTCAACAATATTTTGATCTTGTTCATATACAAGACCCTCTAAAGAATCAAAGAAAGCTTTATTTAAGTTGTCCTGTAAATCAGGCTTTGTTGTCTTAAATGTTTTTACTCTTCTCTTCTTTGAGAAACTTTTAGGATAAGCATAGATATATTCTATATAATTAACTTTAATTTCTGATCCTGCTGTAATTATAGAGAATTGTTTAGGTAATTGTTCAACAACTAATCTTTGTAGATAAGCCTGATAGTCCTTTACCTTTTTAGGTTTATACTTAATACCACCTCTACCAATCTTAAAGGACTGGTGAGCAAGTGGCCTTATATTAAGTTCAAAGTTTAATTTCACGAATGTATAAATTGGTTAATTCCATCAGGCATTTTACATACTTGAGGTAATCCTTTTTTTACTTCAAATGAAAATGCTTCAAATGAATAACCTCTACTTCTTTTACAATCCACAACAACTACATTAGGATTGTCTTCTGTAGGAGATACAGTTACTTGTGTTTCTGTCTTCTTTTCTAAAAATGAACCTAAATGACCTGTCGCTTTAGAGTTATAGAAGTTAGAATGTATAA